AAGGAGATGGAGATTACAATGCAGAATTAGAAATATTTTGGAAATCATTAGATTTTAGCATCAGATTAAAACGCGAAAGGTAATGGAAGTTTTATTTTTAAAGGATTGGTTGAATCCGGCAACAAATAAAGTGATCACAAAAGGATTAAGGTCGCATATAATGAAGAAGAAGGCATTGGAATTAATTGCAGATGGAATATGCGAAGAAGTTTTGCCATTTGGCGTTGAAAAGATTATTCAAAAAGAAAAGGAAATAATAGAATTAAAAGAAAATATAGCATTACCAAAGAAAAAAAAGCGCAAATTATTTTAAAATAAAAAACATAGAAAAATGGCAGTTAATGACATAATTAATGGAACAGACCTTCGCATCTATAAGGATGGCACAACCGCTATTGGCGAAGCAACATCAGCTACATTATCCGTTACAAGAGAAATGCGAAACATTCTTACAAAGGATTCTCCAAGTTCTGGATGGGTTTCTAACAAACCTGGTCAAAAATCAGCAACCTTAACCGTTGAGGCATTGTATTCCGAAACATCAACAAATGTTCAACCAGATGTTTTATTTGATGCCTTGGATAATGGAACAGTTTTGGCTTTGACTTTGACAGAAAACACATCCGGATACAACTACTATTCATTTAGTGCGTATTGCACATCTTGGGAGGTGAATACTCCGGTTGAAGATAACACATCCGTATCCGCAACATTCACGATTTCGGGAGCGGTTTACAGAGGCACAAACGCATAATTAAATGAACACACCACAAACACGGATTACAAATGGTTAGATTTACTAAAATAAACAACAAGGAAGTGCCTGTTTCGTTCGGGAATGCGACATTGATTCGCTTCGAAGAGGAAACAGGCATTTCTATTTTAACGCTCGGAACGGAAACGCTCAATTATAAGAATACATTGATGTTAATATTTGAAGCGTTAAGGGATGGGCACAGAAAAGAAAAGGTTGAGTTTAAATGGACCTTTGATGATATGTGTGATCAACTCGATGAAGATATGGAAGCGATTAATCGAATAATGTCTTTGTTTGGCAATAGTATGCCAAGTCCAGAAAAAAAAACGAAAACGAGTCGAACGAAAGCGCATCTGACTCACACGAAGTAATGACTTGGGAATACATTCGTGGTGTTGCCGTTGGTCAAATGGGGATGAGTAATGAGGATTTTTTAAACTCCGATTTTAAAGAAGTTTTGGATGCAATTAAAGGGTTTCAAATATACGAACAAAGTAAATTTAGAAACCAATGGGAACAGACAAGATGGTTGGCTACAATTAGTTTACAACCGTATTCCGGCAAAGGCAAAACAATAAAAATGACTGATTTAATTCAGTTCGATTGGGAAAAACAAGAAAAGCCGAAAACAAGGGAATTGAGCAAAGAGCAAATTGAATGGAGAAAACGAATGGACGCGATAATGCGTAAAAATCACGGACAAGCATAAGTTATGGCATCGAACCAAATGAACGTAATTCTTAACCTTGATGTAAACCAGTTTCAACGGTCATTAAGGAATGCGCAAAGAAATATGGAGCGATTTGGTCGTGATATGCAGCGACTTGGTTCGAACCTTACACAAACCTTAACCTTACCAATTCTTGGTGCTGGTGGTGCTGCGGTTAGTTCTGCAATCCAATTTGAACAACTTGAAGCGCGATTACGAGTTTTAACCGGATCAGCGGAAGAAGGTGCAGCCGTATTTGAACGAATAAAAACCTTTGCTGCTCAAACTCCATTTGAGGTTGGCGATTTGGTTGAAGCAAGTTCGCAATTAATGGCATTTGGGTTTAGTGCGAATGAAGCATTGGAATCGTTGCAATACCTTGGAGATATTGCAGCTGCAACGGGAAGTAATATAAACGAGATTAGTTTAATACTTGGTCAAGCAAGAACGGTTGGAGTTGCATTTACGCAAGATTTAAGGCAACTTGCTTCAAGAGGTATTCCAGTTTTTGAAATGTTGCAAGAAGAAACCGGATTAACTGGAAAGGCATTTAATAAATTTGTTGCGGATGGTGGTGTTACCTTTGATGTTCTTAACAGAATATTGCAAAAAACCGCATCTGAAGGTGGGAAGTTTTTTGGCGGTATGCAGATGCAATCACAAACACTTGGTGGAGCATTGTCAAACTTTAAAGATAGCGCTTCGATTGCGTTTGCGGAACTTGGTAAATCAATAGCCGAAGCAACTAATTTAAATGAAAGATTAAGAAAATTATCCGATTATATTACTGCATTAGTTCAAAGGTTTAAAGAATTAAGTCCGGAAGCAAAACAGACTGCGGTAAATATTGCATTGGTATTATCCGCTATTGGTCCGGTTACATTTGTAATTGGAAAGTTTGCAACTGTTATTGGTGGATTAATTGGTCAAATGAGCAAATTATTAGGTGTTGTAAAATCGTTTGCAACATTTATGTTGGGTGTTCCCGGAATTATTTTGGCTGCGGTTGCAGCAATTACTTATTTATATTATCAATCAGACACGGCAAGGAAAGTAATTAATGGACTTGTCGATAGTGTAGTTTCATTAGTAAATATATTTAGAGCTGGTGGTTCGGCAGCGGAAGGTTTTTTTGCAATATTAAGAGGAGATGCGACAAGTGCTGGTGTTGCATTTTTAAATATGCAAAACGCATTAAATGATTTTCAAGCACAAATTGGAGATGTTGATTTTAATGATGCGGAAAATAGAATTAGCGGATCAATCGAAAGGTTAAAAGAAAAAATAAATAACCTTTTGACGATTAAACCAACTATTGTTCAACCAACAACAACAACCGGTCCAACAACTACACCAACAACCGGAACAACAACAGGGGGTTTAGCACCAGTTCAACCAGTAGATTTGTTGCCGAGTAATTTTGCCGACCAAATAGAATCAATAAATGTAGCCAAAAGCGCACAGGATAAATTAAACGAATCCTTACTCACTACACAAGAAAGGCAGTCCGCATTAAGAGAAGAAAACGAAAGGAAAATAGAACAGAGCGAAAGGATTGCTCAATCATTAGAAAGAGAAAACACATTAATAAACGGAATTACAAGCGCAGTTGGAACTTTAACCGATTCAATATTTGAGGCGATTTCAACCGGTAAAGACATATTTAAATCGGTTGCTAATTCAATTAAACAATTAGTAGTTCAATTAATAAAGGCGGTTGTTCAAGCTGCTATTTTAAGTACCTTATTAAATATAATTGCTCCGGGTTCTTCATTGGTTACATCCGGAAAGGCTACATTTAGTGCGTTATTAGGTTTACCGGGTTTTGCTTCGGGTGGATTAGTAACCGGACCAACCGTTGCTTTAGTCGGAGAAGGAGCTGGAACGACATTATCTAATCCGGAAGTTATTGCACCATTGGATAAATTAAAGTCGATGTTGGATAATGGAATGAATGATGGTGCATACATAGCACAAACAAGAATACAAGGAAGCGATTTATTATTAAGCATAGAACGAGCAAAACGAGATAGAACAAGATAATATGGCATTAAGATTGCAATCGGATTTTTTTAGCGAAAAAGGACATAAATATACCGTAAGTATATACGATTCCGATTATTCCGGTTCGGTTTTAGGTTTTGATGCAGCTACGGTACAAATAAATTACGATTTTGATGGAAACGAAAATGACCGATTCGCGCCAATATTAAGTTCCGGTGCGGTTGTTAGTATTGTAATCAATTCCGAATCCTTAAATACCTTCATTACGGATTTAGTCGGTGCTGCGGAGGATAGATTCTATATGCTAATCGAAGATGATGCAAGTCCGGTTAAATTGCGTTGGGTTGGGTATATATTACCGGATTTGGTTGTGGAAGAAGATATTGAAATCGGAATCGGATACATATTCGATTTAAAAGCAAAGGATGGTTTTAATTACCTTAAAAATATCGATTACAAAGATGTAGCCGGAGAATATACCGGATACGCTACATTAAAGGAACATATCTTAAACGCGTTAGACAAATTACCATTTCTTGATGAGTTATACGGTTCAACCAATATTTATATCAAGTTCTTGATGAGTTGGTACGAATCCAATATGAGTATTGGTATAGGTGGCTATAATCAATTAAATCATTTGCGAATCCATCACCGAGCGTTTAAATGGAAAGATTCAAAAGGTAATGTCCATTTTCGTAGTTGCTACGATGTTTTAAAATACATTGCGATTACCTTTGGTGCGCGATGGATGTTTAGTGGTAGATACATTTATTTTATCCAAGTGAACGAATACGCAACTGCCGAGGCATCAAAGGTTTGGTGGAATTTAAGAAACGATTCGTTTGCATCAATAGACATCGGTTCAAATCCTTTAGTAATCGAGAACAATCAAGCTGCTGCTCCGAATGCTGATATATTTAGATTGAGAGGCGGTGCGTTTAAATATCTTCCGGCACTAAAGGAAGTTTTAGTCGAATACGAACACATCGCGACAAGGAATTTAGTTCCGGGTGCCGTATTCAATGACCAAGAAGATCCGACATCACAAAGGATTGTCATTGAGGATGTGGATACATTGACTGTTGGTTCGTTTTTAGCTTTGCAATTTACCTTAAATTATACGAGTTCGTTTTTTGATCCGGGCAGATTTGAAAAACACTACTTGGTATTCGGAGTTAAAATAATTGATGCCGGTGGTACTCCAGCTGATTATCCGACACGAAACGATGGCACATACAAGCGCGATGTAACCTTTAATGGAAACGGATACGAATACGGCAAACCAGAATGGACAACGGCAACGGACCAGTATTATAAGATTGTTGTTCCTGTCAATCACGATGCACAAAAGAACGTAATTACTACGGATTTTAATGTTTATGATTTGCCATCCGGAACATACGGATTCGGTGTTGAATTTTATCTCTTGGATTTATATACACAAGAAGATGGAATCGAATTGGGCATAGCCAAATCGGATATAACTTGGAACGTAGATAGAATATTTGTCGAAGCAATCGCATTAGGATTCTTTTCGGAACAAAACGACATATTAGAATACGGAGCTGACAATGATGCGTTTACATCACAAAAATATAAGGTTAGAACCGTTCTCGGAGATGGACCGAATCTGAATAGTCCGGGTAGAATTGATGTTTATGATGGTTCGGAATGGGTTCAATCTACAAGTGCATTTAATCTAAATTGGGCAAGTCCTAACTTTAGCCTTAAAAATATTAGTCAATTATTGGCTGATGAAATAATATCAAGCCAATTATCTCCGGTTAAATATTTTGCGGATATGGATTTCGTAATGAGCGATGCAAGTGATAAGTTTTTGTTTCCGCATTACGCTATTAAATACGATGGCGCATATTGGGTGTTTCAAGGTGGTAGTATAGATTTAATGAAAGACCAGTTTTCTGGTAATTGGTGGAAAATGAATTTTGAAAGCTAATGGGATTTACGGAACGAACGGTAAGGAAATTACCTTTAAATTATGACGTTACTTGGAATTATCGAGCTGATGGTTTAGGTATCGGAGGTTCATCACCAACTATTCCACAAGAAAACGATGGAGGTAATAATGGCAATACTTCATCAATGTTTGAGCAAGTATTTACCGCGGATGGAATAAGCGCAACATTTACCGTAACCGAAAACGATGGAATATTAGCCGATTCCCTTGATAAAATATTCGTAAGTAGAAATGGACAATACATCGGAAACGAATACATATCGGATTTAAGTCCACAAGATGGAGAAATTACTTTAGGATTCGTTCCCGAAAACGGAGAAGAAATCACATTAAATTGGTTTGCGAAACCAAATTCGCAACAACCAATATTCCAAGAAATATTTACTGCCGATGGCGTATCCGCTCAATTCACGGTTACAAAAAACAACGGAGAATTACCAAGTGCGTACACACAAATATTTGTGTACCGAAATGGTTTATTGCTAAACAATAACTACTTGACCGGATTGGATGCGCCAAACGGACAAATAAGTTTAACATTCACTCCGTTTAGTGGTGAGCGAATTGCGATTGTATGGTTTTATAGACAAGAAAATATTGAACCGTATAAACAAGCATTTACGGCTGATGGATTGTCTGCTACGTTTACGGTTACAAATAATGATGGCATTTTATCGGATTACAAGGATGCTATTTTAGTTATGCGAAACGGACAATTAATCGACAATGATTATATAAGTTCCTTTAATAAAGCAAGTGGAGAAGTTACATTATCATTTACACCAGATAACAACGAAAAAATAGAAATAATATGGTTCGTATTAATTTAATCATTTTTGGATTGTTTTTGACCTTTAATTTGTTCGGTCAATATCCGAGAATAATTCTAAAGCAATTAGAAAAGGCAGATAGTTCCGGACAATTTATTATTGCGGACTCGGATTCAAACGCGGTTTGGTCGGATGCCTTATATATTACAACGGATTCACTACTTACTTTGTACGGAGATACGATTGAAGGTGGGGTCAATTACGAGAAGATACAAGATACAATTGCAGCGATGTTGGAAGCCGGATTAGGTATTCAAATGACATACAACGATGAAGATGGGGAATTTCTAATTGAGTCGCTATCTATTGAGGATTCGATTTATAATGGTAGTGGATCATTAATTAACAAGGGTACTCCATTATATGCGGTTGGAACGCAAGGAAATTATTGGAATGTAGCACCGGCGGATGCAAGTGATATTACGAAATTACCTGCCGTTGTTATTGCTGGAGAAGATATTGGAATCGGTGAAACAGGAGTAGGATTATTGAAAGGTCATATAAAACAAGTTAATACAACTGGATTAGCGGATGGAGATGAAGTTTATGTCGGAGTTGGTGGTGGATATACAAATGTTAAACCTAAAGGCGAAAGTAATTACGTTCAAAGATTAGGAACGGTTATCAAAGGCAATAGTGCGAATGGTAGCGGAATAATTAATTTAGGTGAAGTTCAATCGGTAAGCAACTTAAATGCTGGCAATATATTTATTGGCGATACGGATTCAACCATTACAACAACCGTTTACATAGTGGATTCTTCTCGTGTTAATGCGACTGGGGATTCCTTGATTTATTACCAAAATGGTGTTCAAGTTGGTGCAGATGCGATTGGTGGTGCATTAAGTGGTTTGGTTGAAGACCAAGTTATA